CTGGCATCGACGAGGGCGATCTCCCGCCCCCGCAATGGTAGTGTTTCACTACCTTTCGTGGAATAACCAAAAAGTATTTGCATCTATACGCCGACCAACACCTTTGACTGTCTCAGTCGGTGGTTTATCGCTAGTCATAGTTAGTACAGCTACCTTCCGTTGTACCCACTCGGGTGTGTCACATATGTTTATATAGTCACCTAATGCTGCCGCGTCAATAGCTTCTAGGCCAAAACATGTTATTTCTACTTTTCCTGTATCAGGATGTAGTAGAACGCGATAAGTCTTGTTATCACATACACTCACGTAGTGTCAAACACTTTTAAGAAAAAATATGTTTTCAGTAGCGCGATAGCCAACACCCGCAACGTACCGACCTTGTTCCACCATTGACAGAACCGCCATCTTGCCAGATATTTCTTCGGGGATATCCTCTTGAGAATATACCTTTACTTCATAATCTTCTTTATATTCCCAAGAAGTAGTCAGGTGATCTACATTTACACCTTCTGCCACACGGTATTTAGGTTTACCAAAGGTACTAATAGCTTCAACGAACAGCATGGGCTGTGCCTCGGCCTTAGATGTTGCCCTCACCTCGCTAATGTTTGCAAACATACTCGACAACTTCTCTCCCAGTGTTGGGTTTAGAAACGTGTGTCCGGTATCAACTAGGTGTCGTAGTTCTTCCTGTATTTCATTTGGGCGTAGAATGTCTGCATCTAAGGTAAAAAGTTTGTCTATCATTTTTCTTTTGTCAGTTACCACAACGTCTCTAGCTTCAGAGACAAACTTACGCCGCTGTCGCGCACAGTTACTACCTGTTATCCGCATGACATGATCCACGTTTAATGGTCTAAGCGCGGAGCAGGCTTTTACCGCTTGCTTTAGGTTTATAGATAACTTCATGTTTTGCCGACGACCAGAAGCGTACTTACAATTTTCAATATGTGGCGAAAATATTGCGTACCTGTTTACCCCATCACCTTTGTCCATAAAGTTACCGAAACCAATATATCCCATACAAAAGCTGTCGCCCTCACGAAACACCCACATAGTTTCAGCATTACGTGAAACTGTCTGATAACTTTTCATCATAAGTTTTAGTTCTTTCGCAAAGAGTAGTAGCTTGTCATCGTGGTAATGTTGAGGGTACTTTGAACCTTCTTCCTTAGCTTGGCTCACTGTTAGTAAATTTACATAAATACTCATTAGTCATTCTCCATTTTTATATTATGATTTGAAACCAAGGTGCTTGTTCACCCAGTTATTGTATTTGTTTCGTATTGCTGACAGATCCTCCTTCGTCTCTACTTTTTGCACTTTGTAAGTACAGTTTTGCCACCAACCCTCACTCGTAGTTTCCGCGAACTCTACAAACAGATGCAGGCGCAGCGGGTGTTTGGGGTCTGTAATTATACTCCTACAATTCTTCACGTTGTAGGTATCTCTGGATCGTATGTACCCCATGCCCTCTATAGAAGTGTCTGTTATTGAATAATATTCATACGCCTCGGTGCGCATCTTTCGGGTGTAGTCGTTATCTGTAAGCGGTAGCATGTTTGCGATCGTCATACCCCACTCAAAGAACTCTCTCAGCGGCTCCTTGAACTTGGCTTTCAACGCTTTGTTGACACGCGGCGGTATCGGCAGATCCTCGCCTGTTTCTGGATCACGCAGCCACTTCCCGTCAGGAGTTAGCTTGAAGGCTAACGCCGTGTTGTCTTTGCGGTGCGTAAAATCTTTCCAATGGGGTCTCACATCTTTTGGCACGGATCTGCCTTTGGCTAGGAAATGTCTATCGTTATCCCCGTAATTACTGGTCATATGGATATACTGCTTCCCGTTGTACACTAGGAAGTGCATACCTCTCGGTGTGTGACGTGATAGGAACTGATACCTACTGACATGGTTCCACGGCCCTGTACCGTTGCGTATCTTAACGCTTGTGGTTCCGTCACGATGCTTGCGCCACACGACAGCCGCATAAAATTCGGTATCCTCTTTGGTAACGGTTCTGTCGGTTCCCCACGTTTTGAACACGGGGTCGCCAAAGCAATACCCGTCAACCAACGCATAGCAGTAATCGCTGAGCTTAACGATACGCTCCCACTTACGCTTACGATCTCCGATGGGTCGGATATCTTCTGCTTTGGTGTGGCATTTCGATATCAAAGGTTTGATAGCATTGTAGTGGTACACTACCTCTTCAAAAGTTTGGAATGCTGAGTATGTAAGTGCCATTAGTTATTCTCCTGATAATCATTTTCAATTTCGCCAAGCCCATCGCAGTTACGACAATCACGCTCATACTCCTCTGTGTAACCGTATGGATTGTCCTTACTCATCATCACGTTGCGCTCAGCTATTTCTTTACCCACGCCTTTACATTCGGGGCAGCGGATGAACGGGTTATCTACAAAAATATTGCTCATCATACACCGTCCATCTGGTATGGCATCCGATCTTTTGAAGGCCGAACATCGTTCACAGGACTATCACTTGACGAGTTCTCTCTACGCTTGACCCAATATACAAAAGCTTGATACGATTTAAACCCCAACAGTTTAGCAGCGGCTGTCTTACAACCGTGACCTGTACCTACCTGACGCATTGCTTCATCAAGGTAGAGGTTGGCGAGTTCCTCCATAGCTAGTTTCACGTTCATATCATCCCGAAACGTGTAAGGTGTCGGGTCGGTTTGTTTGGGTTGCGGCAGTACATCCACCGCGCCCTCGTTAATATTGATTACTATCTGCATTACATATCCCTTGAGTTAATGTGAATTGTTTTACCTACGTCTGCGGTCTTGCTGCTGTTGTCCATGACGCACCAAAGCACAGGCATACTCCACTCGCCCCAACCGTTATACAAATCACCATCGGTTAGAACGATACATGCCTGCGCGTTGATAGCTTCGTCACGAATGTACTCGGTGACACACCTAACATTTGTGCCCCCGCCACCTTCTGGTTTGGTTGACTTCACGATAGTTTCCAAATCTTCTTTATTGTACTTCTCGTCACGACATATCTTTGTGTCCCAATAAAGAAGCCTCACCCCGTCAGGTTGTACCGTGTCGCAGATAGATTTTATTTCAGATAGAAATTGCGTAATCTCACGCTGCCCAATCGAACCAGACGTATCAACAGCTAACACCAGTTCTCCAACAGTTTCGGTGACGCCGCTTGGCATGTAGATACCTAGTGACAGGAACCTACGATTAGGCTTACGATATGTACTATAGTCTTTGCCTGCGCATGTATCAGATATGAAATCGCGTAACGCTTCGCGCCAATCAACTTGTGCTTCCAACAATTCGCTGAAATCACGCGCACCGCCGCTACCCATCTTACCCGCAATTAGTGCGCCTTGACGAATTGCCTCGTCAAGTTCGCGCCCCAATGCACGTTTTTCTTCAGGCGTTAATTCCTTCGCTCCTTCCCAGTCGTGAGTGTCAAATGGTGACTGTCCGTTTGGTAGTGTTTCACTACCTTGATTAGCGCCTGCGCCATCTTCACCGCTGTCGTTAGGTATTCCACGCGGCGGCGGCGGTGGGGTTGGTAAGTCTTTACACAACAAGTTGTAGACCTGTGCGCTATCCATGCCACGATATTTCTCGTCGTAACAACCCTTCTCCAACTCACCTGTCATAGTCGCAAACCCATCTTGGTTTTCGTCAACAATCTGAAGGTTACTCACAAAGTCATTTGCACAGTTTGCGAGAAATGGATTTTCTTCGTACAGATGAAGCCATATGATAAGATGTTTGTACAACTTGTGCCACACCTCGTGAAGCACAAGAAAACGTAGTTCTGCGTCGTTGAGCTTCTTAACAAACTCACGTCCATACCACTCGTCACGTCCATTAGTACATGCGGTGGGCACACTAGGATCGTCTACAATAATGCGCTTACCAACCATAAGCACTGGTGCTAGAGCCACGTATTTTTTGTGGCCCATAATAGCAACGACCGCTTTGTCCAGTCGTTGCTCCTCTGTTAGTTGTTTACCTACTGCGAACATTCATATTCTCCTTTCGTGTTTTCATCGCGCTTATGGCGTCTTTATGTTTATCCAAGGCACATTTGCTGCATAGCATCTGACCATCTCTATCTTTGTGATCTGCGGCACTGCCGCAGACCGTGCATTGCGTACCCATACTCATTACTTCTTATCCGCTGTGTACAGATGGCTGTTCTCCATAGCCCAGTCTGTAAACTTCTTGTTAGTCATAACCATTGACTGCTTACTGTACTTCGCTGAACGAACACCGTTAGCAAACATCGCTTGCGCCTCGGGGTTCAGTCGTGGCAAATAATCCATCCAAGCGTTAATCCAGTCTTTCTCCAACGCAGACAGAGTTCTGTACACAACCATACAGATGGCTGCGGCGCTGTCGGGTACTTTAGCGTTCTTCGGATCATCCTTGATAGACTGCAAGCTTGGTAGCTGATCGGCAATCTTCACAAACGCCATCAGATCCATTGCACCGCGATCACCAATCGTACCCATGAGAGCAGCGACAAGCGTTTGGTCATCCAGATGTTCGCGGGCCAAAAGTATGTCAGATGACGCATGTAAAGATCTTGGTGTGATGAACGCCGCACGTTGTGATTTTGGATGGAAGATGTATGGGTTCTCGTCAGGATCTTTCACGTCCTCAAATGGTTGCAACAGATGCGGATTGTCTCTGATCCAACCAAGCAACGTGTGATCCCAACCATCGTTGATACCAAACTCAATCAACTCCATGTGGTCAGTCTTGCGAACCTGCACAACCGTTATGCGGTTACGTGCATGAGGTGGCAACAAGTCGCCAACTCCCTCGCTCCCCTTGTTAGTCGTTGCAAAGATAATGCTGTCAGGGTGTAGTGAAGCACTACCAATTTTACGCTCTAGCATCAGACGCAACATGCCCAACTTGACAGCAGGATTGGCTTTACCAAACTCGTCAACCATCAGGATGATCGGTTTGTTGTAATGCACACCTAGTTCTTCGTTGGGTGCCATCTTCACACAGCCCTCAGTCTCTACTGAGTTCATGTTTGGGATCATCAGATCGCCAAGATCTTTTGTAGTACAGTCAAAGTACACAGGGATATGTGTTGGTAGGTCTTTGGCAAGTGTTGTGAGCATTGACGACTTGCCATTACCCATATCACCTTGCGCCAGAACGGTACGCTTTTTACCGATTGCCTTGATAAGTTCCACGCATTTGTCGAGTGGTAGCGCGTACATATTTTGTGCTTGATTAGTCATTTTGTGTTCTCCTACTTCTTAGCTTCTGCAAGGTACAAATTGCACAGACGTTCAACCGCCTGCTCTTTTGTTAAGTTAAACCCCAACTGCTCACTCATCATTGTGCGTACTTCTTGCACTCTGGCGTCAGGGGTTGATTTGATTTCTACGTTAAAAATGCCCATAGTTTTCTCCATTATATATCTAGGCTAGGAAGCGCGGAGATTGCTTTGTCCACCGCTGCTTTGGTTTCGGCGCGGAACGCACTGTCCTCACGCAAGGCATCAGGCGTTACACCCGACATGGCTTCTTCCAGATTGTCAGCCATCGTTCTCATCTGGACAGAATTTGTTACATTGCATCCGCGCAATAGTTCGATCATCTCGTTGACGTTACCAACCAAAGTGTCACGAAAGATCTTCTTCTTCTCATGTTCTTTGTAGTCGAGACGCTCAGACATCTTTTGAAGGTACTTGTGTAGACGTGTCCACACGTCATTCATTGCTCGCTCGTACTGCTCAGTGTAAAATTCTTCGTATTTTTGTTTCATCTCAGCCAACGCTTCATTGCCAATATCCACACGGAAGTCACCCGAATCAGGTAACGGCATGTACGATAGCTTGAAACGAAACTTACGTGTCAGCTCTTCGAGCGTGGGGTAATCATCATGTGAGAACAAGTGCCCAAGCTTCAACTGCATATCAATCACGGCATCGTTGTAATTGGTAAGCACTGCGGAGACTAGACGCTCAAACTCGTTTTGCATCTCAGTCATGGCTTGGTTGTACTTGAAGTACTGCGCTGTCGATACCAGACGTAAACCAGAGTTTGACCACGGCAATGTCATGTGAGAATGCATGTCACGAGTTGCCGACACATGACGTGTAACGGCTCGCAGATCGGCGTTGTCGTGCAGTAGATCTTTGATCGCACGTACAGAACCTTTGATAGCGTTGTTGCTATGCGCGACTTCATCAGAGGCGCGCTTGTCTTTCTTGCTGCCAATCCAATGTGAGATGTTCAACTCAATAAGCATTGCAGACGATGCAAGCGTTGGTGCAAGCACATTGTGTAGTGTTTCACTACGGTTAATTGTTTCTATATTAGCAAGTACGGGTGTCATGATTATTCTCCAACATATTTGTTTAGACCTTTGAGGTCGTTGCGGTTTGTCACAAGGGTTGCCCCTTGCTTGTGCGCGATAGGTGCGATGCACCATGACGCACGTTGTTGCTCGGCGCGGATGTCACCGCAGTCGAGACAAAAGTTAATGCCAAGTTCGCGGCGGCGTTGGTCGTATGCTTCGCCACACAAGGCGCAGATTACTTTCTTACGTGCCATGTTGTTCTCCATTGTACTCGTGCATTAAGCACTCGTTGATTTCTAGATGATCTAAAAGGGGCCAGACATCATCCTTTGTCTTTAGCCAGACAGTATATTTGTCGGTAGTGTACCAGTTCACGCGATGCACAATCTCATACCACATGCTGTTCTCCATTGTTTTCGGTAGTGTTTCACTACACTTTTGTTGAGGCAGGGTTGCCGTGTCGTTGTCAGTCTCCTGACAACTTATATGTATAATATCACATAAGATGGTAAATGTCAAGCTTTCTGATGTATGGTTTGTTTTCTGACGTGGCTACATATTGTTCGTTTTATGGTAGTGTTTCACTACAATACTGGCGCTAGAGTAATGTTCGTTAATGTTCGTTTAGTGGTGGCTGTAAGTATTTGATTGTAAAGTAATGTTCTAAAGTTCTTTTGTTCTTGGGTTATGAAGGGGGGGTAGGATTGTATTTGCGAGCCGAACAATCCCAATAAAAGGGGGGTCGCGTATGAAGTGTATCTTTTTAAATTGCGAACATTAGGAACATTAGGAACATTATAATAAAATCAATAACTTATTTTTATGCAAAAACGAACATTAGGGAACTTCTTTGCGAACATTACAAAAGACGCAATGCTGCTTCGGAAACTTCCCT